ATAGGGTTAAGCGCCGATTTCTTCAAACGTAATTGAAGTTCTCGTAGCGATAAAGTTTAGTTGGATGAAGTTGATCGAACGTGCTGGTTTGATAAAGATATCAGCAACGAATTCGTTACGGTCAATAACCTCACCAGTGTTGTTTGTTTCGTCGCAAACAACACGGAAGTCAAAGATACCACGACGACCGCGAACATTGCGGAGGAATGGTTCTACAATTGACTTGAACTGAGCGCGAGTGAAGACATCGTTGAATTCAAACAACTGGAACTTAGCAGCAGTCGAGACAGCTTTCTCAAGTACGATAAACAGACGACGAACATTGATACGATCAAACGCTGAAGGTTTCGCAAGCAGTGTCTTATCACCATAAAGAACGACACCATTTCCTGGAAGATTTGCAACAGGGTTGATACCATTCTTATAAAGTTCGTCACGCTCTGCTTGGTTTGGAGTCCAAAGAAGTTTAACAACGTTCTTAATCTGACCACGATTTAGACCAGCAGGTGAGAACCAAGGATCATTGGTATCATCAGTACGAGCGCAAAGACCAGCAATGTCAGCGTTCAAAGGAACGTTTACATATACGTCATTGTAACGATCGTATTGACGCTTCCAACCTGAGTCGGCAACGGCATAAGAACTAAAACGATTTAGAGTTGTTTTAAAGTGGTCAATAACATCTGTGACTTCATCTCCAGCATTGCTCTTAACATCAGCAAGTGCAGGGGAAACAAACGTAACGCAATCTAGACGACCCAGCGAAACTTCATCAATCACATGCTGGCAAACAGTAGCAGAGTGACCGCCAGTAATTACCAGAGAGATATCTACTAGTTCTTTATCAACGAACAGTGAATATCCTGCTTCAAGATCACCGTCGGCAGGAGCAGCATCAACACCACCCGTGAAGGTATCAGTGTGCTCACCCGCAGCAGTAATAGAGTTATATTCACCAGCAGATGCAGCAGCACCCCAAGCAAGGTCTTCACCGCTATTCGCTGGGTGCTTTGTCCACCAAGCATACTTTGATTGTGTATTAACTACGTTCTTGTAGTAGATTGATCCACCATCACTGCCCTTTGCATCAGAAGCAATTGACATATTGGCGAACTTCTCAAGAACTGTTCCTACAGTTCCAGTAAACGCTCCGACTCCATCGACTACAATTACGTGGACTTCATCAAACGTTGCACCCTTGGCAGCAGCATAGTCAGAAGTTCCTGGCGCACCAGCGAAACTTGCAGCGTAATCCCATGTATCAAAACCAGAATGGTCACAGATTGAAACAATTAGACCGTTGCCCTTTGTTCCAGGATACTTTGCAGTGAATTCCATACCCTGATCACCAGCGCTGAAACTGTCTTCGTAGACATCTCCGTTTGGAATATAGACTGCAGTTTGACCGCATCCGACAGCGTTTCTTGCTGCCGATCCGCATGCACGAACGAGTTTAAGGTTAGTAGTATATGCGAGGAAGTTTGCAGCAGAGTAGAAATCTACTGCGTTAGTTGCTGTTGGACCACTGAACCTACTTACGAGTTCGTTCTCGGACGTAATAGTAACGATTTCTTCCGCTGGTCCCCAATTGAAATTACCTACGAATGCGCCAATAGAAGTCGAAACTGCTGGGACAACATTAGTAAGGTCTTGTTCTGTAACTAGGACTCCAGGCGATAACTGAAAAGCCATGTTTTATTCTCCTTGTGTTAAAATGATCAGTTTCATCTTGTCTTTTATTTATAACTCGTGTATTTTGTGTTTATCGATACGACGTATCGACTTTCCAATAATCACCCCCAGCAATAAACACTTCATCTTCTCTTCCATTAACAATAATACCGAAGGGAGTAAGTTCTTCTTCAATCTGTCTCATTTGGGTGTCATACAATTTTTCACGAATATCTATATCGGTTAAGTCTTTAAAGTAAGTATTTGTGGTTAACCATCCGAACAGTACTAGGCACATTGCTAAGTCGTCATGATAACCTTCGTCTGCTTGATACGATCCTGCTTTTTCAATAAACGTTGACAATTCGCTAATGGTATCAGCATCAAAAATTTGTAACTTCATTTCTTCTAGTAACGACTTAAACGTAAAACAACCCTGTCTCTTAACTTGCTTTGACATTCTGACACCAAAGGTAGTCGTTCTACCAAAACCTGGAGACAGATATTGTTTGTTCGCATCTCGAGCAGTTGTAAGAATATTATCATATTCTAAGTCGCTATGTAAAATATCAGCGACTTGCTGCCCAATATCATTTACTTCAATCAATACGTGTGCGGAATTATAATCTCTCGCTACTTTATTTATAATATTGGGAAATAAGAGTGGAGCAATCTTATTGTCTCTGTATTTGGCAACCATCTTATATGGAACAGATGTAACATCAATTACGACTGCTGTTGAATAGTCTCCGCCGATACCTCTTGCAGTATCAACAGTCATCGCATATGTTCGTTCAGGCATAGGTTCTTCAAAAATATCCAATCCATCTTTAGTATAGACTGGATCAATAGAACTCATATTGCCGAGAGTCTTAGAATTAATAAGCGTATTGCTCGAACCGAGGAAGTTACACATAACTTCCTGATTGAATTTTAATTCACCGAGTAGTCTTAGTTGTTCTTCTGCCCATGCATCATCACGTCCTGGAATTTCAGTATATGGAATGAACATTGGCACAAAACCATTTGCACCCTTTTCTGCTTCATTCCAGAATTTCCAGAAGTGATTATATCCCATTGGAGTTGAGGTCAGAAGAATCTTAGTTGTTTGACCCGCAGAAATTGTAGGATAAACTGAAGCGAAGAATTGCTCAGCAACCGTGTTTGGAATAATCGCTGCTTCATCGATATACAACCAGTTAACAGACTTACCACGAATACCGCTGGTAGTTGTTGCTGAGGTAAATATTTTCGATCCGTTTTCTAATTCAATATCACCCTTGTTCCAAGTCTTAACACCTTGTTGCATCCAGAGTGGTAAGTTTTCATACATGCCTTGGTAACGAGACATAACTTCTCTCGCAGCAGCAGTTTTGTTGGCCATGATAGCAACTGTTTTGGATTCTTGAAATAGTGTATACCAAAGAATGCATGCAGCGGATGTAATGGTTTTACCCTGCTGGCGACCTTCCATCAGAATCGCTTTACGATTGTCCAGAATGTGGGCGACTTTTCGCTTCTGACAATCGTAGAGTTTAAATAACTGAAGACCGTGGTCAAGAGTAACGATTTGACAATAGTTCTCAATAAAATAAATTGGATCTTCTTGGCACATCTCAAGTTCTGCCAACTGCTCAATCGTAAAACTATGTTTGTACCCGATCGGTTTTAAATTAATATTACCGTGGTATGAGGATTCTTCTTCACTCATGATCAATAATCTTTGTTCTTTCTGCTTTCAATGCCTTTAATAGATCTGATGTAGACCCAGCAAAAACAATATTATTTTGGGTCTCAATATTACCTTTTGATGGTTGCTCTTCGCGCAGTTTCTTTTTCTTTGCTTGAAGATCTAATAGATCCTTGGCAGTGTCACCAGTGGTTTTAATCAACTGACCGACAACTTCATATGCACGAGGACTGTCACTGGCAAGAGCAACACCCAACATTCCATCAAGTGCTTGTTGACTTTTGTCGATGAGAGTATTAAGTTTCTGACGGGCAACTTGATAATCGTCTTCGATATCGTCGCCCGTGGGGATGTACGCAACAGGAACTTGAATTGGTGGAGCAGGTGGGATGACTACTGCGGTAGATGTTGGCGCAGACTGAGTCCCAAAAATCTCATCTAATTTTTCATAGTTATTCGAAGAACTCATCAAATGTCTCCACATAGTCCCACGTACCAATTTCTGGTGTTACGTCGGATGGTGTTGTTGTCACTGTATATCTTTGCCCGTTATTAATATCTGCTATGTCATTTGCGTATGTATTTGCAATAGCAGTTCTAATGATACCTTGCAGTTCGACTGGTCCATAGAAATTCAATCCAAGTTTGAAATTTAAAGTCCAGATAACTGACTGCCTCTGAGCATAATCGCCTTCGTATTGATCTTCATAATCAATTCCTTCCATCGTTATTTGCAAGTCGCGTTTGATACCCATCTCTGGAACATCATTAATCGTAACACAAAAGTCTGGATTGAAGAATGGTAGAATCTGCTCAATAATTTGTAAACCATCATCTTGATTCTTTGCAAAAATATACAGAGAAATAGACATATCATATGGAGTGCTTGTAAACTGACTGCGTAACTTATTTGTATCGTCGCCAGCGCCTACTGCAATGTTTTTTGTCAGTATGTTAATCTTACGAGTTGGATTGTAATTGAGTCCAGTGATTTCAAACCCAATTCTTGGTAGTGTAATTGCTATGCTTGCAGGATCGATAGTAGGAACTGAGGCAATACGAGCAAGGAATTTTTGTTTAGTCGAGTATGCCAG